TACATTATTTCTAAAATCATTTTGATTTTTTCTTATTCTTTGAGCTGCCCCTATAATATTACCACCCACTACAAGCGTACGTACGTCTGAATCTATTTTAAAATATTCTTGTATCAGTATTTGTGCCTTAAATTTCCAAAGAGATTCAGCAACAGAAACTAAAGAAGGCATATCATTTACAATTGATACACCTACACCTTGAGTTCCCGTAAGTGTTTTTATAACAACTGGAAACTTACCACCAATTCTTTGATGAGCATCTTCAATTGATTTTTTATTTGATAAAATAGAAGATCTTGGACTTGGGATATTATTTCTTTCAAGCATAATAACATTTGACATTTTATTATCGCATGATAGCATTGCTTCTAAATCATTAATCAAAAAGAATCCTATCATTTGTAATGATGATACAATGGCTTGAGCAGCTAGTGTTTGAATTGCTCCAGCTCTTACAAAAATCATTGAGTTACGAGTTTCTATTTCTACTGAATTATCTTCGCCATCAGCATTTTGAATTGTAACTTTACCAATCTCTACATCTTTTTGAGATATCCAAGCTTCATCAACATGAACTAAATCAAATTTTATATTCTTTTTCTTTGAAACTTTTTCAGCCAAATCAGCAAAGGTTCCTTCTTCACCACCTTTACCTAATACAACAACATGCAAATCTTGTTGCTCTATTGGCTCTTCAAATTTTTCTGTAAAATATTCGTTAAAATTTTGCATTTCCTGTCCACTCTTGTTCGAACCAAATGTTTCCATCAGGGTCTTTAGTATATTTATCCCTTTCGTAGTTCCCACTCTCTACGTATCCAAATGGTAACATATCGTCTTGAATAGCCTTTAATCTTTCTTTATATAACATATCTTTCATATCAATATTAGTTAAAGATTGAAATACATCAGTTGATGTAAACCATGCAAATAAAACTAAGTTCATCATTAAGTCATCATGATTTGGAGCAATAGCCATATAACTATTTCCTCTACTTACAAAAGTACTCATTTCAATAATTGTTTGAGCATCATTTATTTTAAGCTTACCTTGTTCAATTAAATCTTTAATTGATGAACAACCAATACGTTTTACTCTTCTTGTCATTGTAGCACCAAGAGCATTTGCTTTAATACTTGATTCTACAAACATATTCTCATATTCTAAATCATAATATAAACCATTACAAACAACCGCACCTTGATCATTACTTTCTATAACAACATAAGCTTTATTATATAGATTAGCATATTTGTATATAATATCTGGTAATAACATTGGAGATATATTATTATCTCTAAAGATTGCAACCTGTTCAAATGGTTGAGTCGTTACATCAATAATTGTAAATGTGCTATAGTCTTGATTTCTTCCTTTTGAAACGTCTACACACATTACATACTCATGCTCTTTTCTTGGTTGATGATATATAAAAATATTCTCTTTTATAAACTCAGGCTCTACACTTTGTTGTGCTAATAAATGATTTGCACCTATAAGTGTATTACCTCTTCCATGAAAAGTATTTCCAAACTCCTGTTCAAATTGTAATTCTGAAGTATTATTTACAGTTTCTTGTTTCCATTTTTCATCTCTTCCTGGTACATCCCACCAATCTACTCTAAAAGGTTTAAATTCATTTGTTTTTTGTACAGCGCCTTCCCATAGTTTATGATATACATTACCTATACCATTTGCAGTAGATGTAATTACAATTTGAGTATCTTTACCAGCAGATACTACAGGATAAGTTGAAGTATAGAATTGTGCATCATTTTCTACAAAAGCAAACTCATCTAAGAACAATAAGTTAATAGATAAACCACGAATTGAACTACCACTCGTAGCTGATGCAATTATCTTGCTATTATTACTAAACTCTACACTTCCTTTATTTAAAGCTTTACATCCTGGCTGTAAAAAGAATGGTAAATTTTCTAAAGCTAATGTTATACGTGCTAACATCTCTCTTGCAACAGCACCTTTGTTTGCTAATATTGCAATTGTTTTTTCAGGATGAAAACACGCATACCATAAAAGATATACAACTGATGAAATTGATTTACCACTTTGTCGACAAGCAAGAACAATAGAAAACCTATTATCTTTAAAATGCTTAAACATTTCTTCTTGATATGGATAAAGATTAAATGGTACTAATCCCTCATCAAGTGAAATAATTTTTACATAATTTACAGCAAAATATGCAGGATCTTGCATGCATTTTTGATATTCGAGTATTTCTTCTTTTGTAAAAGAGGTTTGAACACCATCTCTCTTGACACTTGGGTTACCTAAATAACCAAACTCATTATTTTTTATTGTCTGTTGCATCGATCACATTATCTTTATTTAATAACATTCTTTGTAGATCTGTTGTGCTTCCTACAAACATATTATTATTCGTCACGGTTTTTGCTTCTTCACGTTCTTCTTTTGTTAGATCTTTTTTCTGTTTTTGCAGATCCATAAGATTCTTTGTAACATCACTTATATTTTTTATAGTTTGAGAAAGAACTTCAAAAGCTCTTGGATGTTCTGATTCTATGGCTAATTCAGATAATACATCCATTGACCTTGTACCATTATAAATTAAATCTTTATATGTTTTACGAGAAAACTCATAATCATCTTTTATATCTTTATCAATTTTAACTGGTCTATTTTTTTCTACAGTAGGTAAATTTTTCTCTAAACTTGCTGTCATTTTTTCTCGCTTATCCATTACTCAGCACCATCCGTTGTTATTGTAGTCGTAACGGTATAGCTATCAGCATCATCGCTTGCTCCAACCGTAAAGTCCATCTCTTCAAAAAGTTTTGTCGTTGTTTCTGTATCATGAAAATCAAGATTGACTTCACGTATAATTGCTTGATCAGCAGTTGGTCCAAAGAACTTCATCTTCATTGTAAAATCTAATTGATAGATAAGTACTCTTCTTTCTGTAAAGTCTCCCTCATATTGATCATCGATTTGTACGCCACCGAGTATTACAGAAACATCTTGCTTATAAGCAAATCCTGTAACTGGAGTAATTGTAATATTATATTCTGGTTGAAAATAAGGCAATATTTGTTCAACAATTTGAAGACCATCATCTTGATTTTTTGCCATAATATATAATGACATTGCAATATCATATGATGTATGATGCTTTATTGTTTTCTTTTTACCAATATCAGAAGCATGCGTCTCAACAATCTTATTCATCTTATTAAGTTTTTGAGTAGTATCTAAAGTAAGCCCTGTCATTTCAAATGCCATTCTTGGCAATTTAATAGACATGCCCGCATCAAAACCAGTCTCTTGATCTAATCGCGCTAAGAATTTTTGTTTAGGTCCATAGGCTAATGGAACTCTTACTTGATTTAATACACTTCCATCAGACGCTTTTCTTATGACTTTAAGATTATTAAATAATGTACCAAACACTGCTACAGATTTTCTCATTGTAGCATTATAGAAATGATCACCAAACATTAGTATGTCTCCGATGGATCACCAAATGGATTTGACTCACTAAAGTCAATAAATCCATCAGCATCTAATTCAAAATCAATATTTTGAGCAGCTTCATCTGTTGCCCATGCTTGACCTGTGGTATCTGTTAAATCACTATATATCGTAGCAATAGTACCAGTATATCCAGATGTTAGTCCTGTTATTGTACCACCAACTGTAAAATCTTTTGCTGTGGTAGTACCAGAAGCACCAATGTTCGATACGAATATTTTACTTATTATATCTGATGTTTTAGTTCTCTGTTGAACCTCACCAAATACTTTGACTGCAGGAGTTTCACCAACAGCAGCTACAAGAACTTGTTCAATTGTTTCTCCTACCTCAAAATGATTACCACCTGTAATTGTAATATTCATAGGAAGTTGATATGCAACTTTTGCTGTTGCATCATCTACAGCTGTAATACCCGTATCAAAGTCCTCATCATTATATTCAAATAATGTACATTGCATTTTATATACAGGTAAATTAGAGAGCTGATAAAACGGAGAATCATCTTCAACAAATGAGATTTCAAAGAATGAATTGGTCATTGGTAAGAAGATTAAATCGCCTTCTTGTGGTCTTGGATCAATTATGTTATCATCAAAGATACCAACTCTTGTTTCCCATCTTCTTCTTGATACGATAAATGTAGCATCATCACGAATTTCTAATCCAAACTTAGAATATAAATCTCCAGCACCTTCGAATCCTTCCGTGTTTTCAATATACATTTCTAAGAGATATGCATCGTCGAATGATGATGCTGGGTCTTCGTTTAATACATTATCACGATTGACAAGAGTGCGTGGAATATAATAGACATCTTGTCCATAAATTCCTAGTGATTCGATTATCAGGTCTTCGTAAAGGTTCTGTTCAGATTTTACGGCCTGAGAAAAATATACATTTCTCGGCATGTTTTATCCTGTCATGAAGTCGACTGGTTGTTCCCAATTCAAT